CTCGACTATATCTCCCCGATGCAATCCGAGACGATGCTGGACAGTCCGTTTACGCTCAAACCTGATCCGAACCAATGACGAATAAACCCAAAGCTAAACCACCGCTACGAGGGGCAACTCAACCGAGGGTTCACACTCCACTTCTCAAAGGCAAAACTAGAGCTGGTGAAGTAATTGAAATGGTTGAACGCTTAAAGATGGACAAGCTTATGCCTTATCAAGAATTTATCCTTAAACAAATGATGATGGTAGATAAAAAAGATCTATATCGGGTCAAGCTGGCGATGCTGCTAATTTCAAGGCAAAATGGCAAAAGTCACCTTGGCAGAGTGCGTGTTATATGGGGCATGTTTTATGGCAACGAGAAAAAGCACATAATTATGTCCTCTAATAGAGCAACTGCCCTTATGACCTTTCGAGAGATTGCCTACACGATTGAATCAATCCCTGAGTTAAAGGCGATGACAAAAGCGGTTCGATATGCCAATGGCGGAGAAAGAATAGAGTTGCTTAACGGCGCAACTCTTGACCTTGTTTCTGATACAAGAGACTCAGCTCGTGGTCGTACTGCTGACTTTTTATGGATCGATGAAGTGCGTGAAATATCTGAGGACGGATATAAGGCTGCTATTCCTACGACTAGAGCCAGAGCCAATGCCCAGACATTTTTAACCAGCAATGCAGGCGATGCTTTTTCCACCGTACTGAATTCGCTGGTCGAGCGCGCCAAGGATTACCCTCCAGAGACTTTTGGGTATTATGAATATTCTGCGCCACAGTATTGCAAGATCGACATACGATCAGAATCCTTTTGGCGCGAAGCTGTGGCACCTAGCAATCCTGCCCTTGGATATACTGTTTCCAAAGAATCGATCGAGGAATCAATCGCAACATCGCCTATTGAGACAACTCGCACAGAAACTTTGTGTCAATGGATCGATAGCCTTCAATCGCCATGGCCTCATGGTGTTTTAGAGGACACATCCGATAGCACGCTTGAAATGGCTCCCGGGGCTTATACTGTATTCGGTTTCGATACCAGTCCGTCAAAACGCAACGGATCATTAGTCGCAGGACAAATACTGCCAGATGGACGGATTGGTATCGGGATCCTAGAGACTTACAGCTCGCAGGTTGCCATCGATGAGCTAAAGATGGCGGCAAGTATAAAGGCTTGGTGTGACATCTATAAGCCACGCCTTGTGTGTTATGACAAGTACGCAACCCAGACAATCGCAGATCGCCTAGCCAATGCTGGAGTCATGGTCGAAGATGTCTCAGGACAGCAGTTCTACAAAGCCTGTGGCGATCTACTGGAAGGCTTAGTCAATGCTCGTGTCGTTCATAATGGGCAGGCAGAATTGATTCAACAGATGAATAACTGTGCAGCTAAAGTCAATGACTCGGCATGGCGCATCATTAAACGCAAAAGTGCTGGAGATATCTCAGCACCTATTGGCTTGGCAATGGTTGTCAGCAAGTTAATGATCCCAGTTGCTAAACCTCAAATCTATACTTAGACACGCCCTAGCACATTGTCTAATTGCTTGACAAATGCTACACTTTCTGTCTATGGGTAAATTATTGCAAGCCTTTGGTCTAGAGTCTAAACCACAATTAGAAGCTCAGTCGGCTCCGCAGGTTCTTGGCGAGTATTCACCTTATGCAATGCCTTTCCAATATGCCTATGTCGGCAGAGCAGAAGCAATCTCTGTGCCTGCACTTATGCGATGCCGCAATCTATTGGCTGGCACTATTGGCGCAATTCCTTTAGAGCTTTACAAGAAATCTACTAATGAAGAACTTGGCTCACCTGCTTGGTTAGAGCAACCTTCCTATTCACAGCCACGATCTGTAACGATTGCATGGACTGTTGATTCACTTTTATTTTACGGCCAAGCATTTTGGAAAGTTGTCGAAGTTTATTCCGAAGATGGACGCCCATCTCGTTTTGAATGGATTGCTAATAACCGCGTGACTATCACACTTGATAGCACCAACACATTTGTAAAATCTTATGCAGTCGATGGAATTACTTTGCCTATGGATGGCTTGGGATCTCTCATCACATTCCAGTCACTCAATGACGGTATCCTTAATACTGGGGTTTCAACAATTCGCGCTGCTATAGATGTTCAGAAAGCAGCTGCAATCGCAGCATCAACTCCGATGGCTACTGGCTATATCAAGAACACCGGTGCTGATCTAGATCCTAAAGAAGTTTCAGGATTACTAGCTGCATGGAAGCAAGCACGCAATAATCGCTCAACTGCTTATCTAACAAGCACACTTGAATATAACCCAGTTTCATTCTCACCTAAAGACATGATGTACGGAGAAGCGATTTTTAATCTCGCTACAGAATGTGCGCGTCTTTGCAATGTGCCTGCTTACTATGTTTCAGCAGATCAAAATAACTCAATGACTTATGCCAATGTTCAAGATGAGCGCAAGCAATTCTTGACATTATCTTTACAGCCATTCATTACAGCAATTGAAGATCGTCTGTCTATGGATGATATTACTGCTCGTGGCAATGTAGTGCGCTTTGATATTGACAAAAACTTCCTTCGCACAGATCCAATGGAAGAACTAGCAGTAATTGAAAAATTGCTTAGCCTAAATCTAATCACTCAGGAACAGGCTATGGGAATGACAGATCTAACACCTAACGGAAGTCAAGGTATGCAATGAACCAAGTAATTACCTTCTCAGCTGAACTCACAGCAGATTCAGCAAGTCGCACAATCTCAGGCAAAATCGTGCCTCTCAATGTTGAAGCAGGATCAACCAATATGGGCAAGGTAATCTTTGCCTCTGGGTCTATTGACATCGCCGATCCTAAAGCAATCAAATTGCTCAGCCAGCATGACACAAAGAAGCCTTTAGGTCGCATGGTTTCATTCAGCGAGTCAGAAGATGCAATTCATGCAGTCTTTTCTGTAAGTCGCTCACAGCGCGGTACAGAAGCTTTGATCCTTGCAGAAGAAGGATTGCAGTCAGGTTTGAGTATTGGCGCAGAAGTCCTTAAGTCAAAGATCAAGGATGGCATCACTTATGTCTCCTCAGCTAGGCTCGTAGAAACGAGCCTTGTCACAGAGCCCGCATTCAAATCGGCTCAAGTCACAGATATTGCAGCAGAATCATCTGCTGTAGAAGAAGAAACCCAACCAACAGAAAGCGAGACAGCCACCGTGGAAGAAACCACTCCAGCAGTCGAAGCAACACCAGTTGAAGCACCAGCGGTCGAAGCTGCTCGCCCAACTGTTTCAGCAGCATACTTCACAAAGCCACGCATTGAACTAACAGCAGCTAAGTATGCAGAAAACTCAATCCGTGCAGCACTAGGAGACGAGACAGCTCGTCAGTACCTACGCGCAGCAGATGACACAACAGATAACGCTGGTCTAGTACCAACACGCCAACTGTCAGAAATCATCAACCCACTAGGCACAACAATCCGTCCTTCAATCGAAGCAATCTCTCGTGGAGTATTGCCAGATGCAGGTATGACTTTCGAGATCCCAAAGATCACAGCAATGCCAACTGTTGCAGAGACAGCAGAAGGCTCAGCGTTTTCTGACACAGATCAAACATCATCATTCTTGTCAGTAACAGTCAAGAAGTATGCAGGACAGCAGACATTCTCTGTTGAACTTCTAGACCGTACATCTCCAGCGTTCTTTGATGAGCTAGTGCGCAACATGGCAGCAGCTTACGCAAAGGCAACAGATGCAGCAGTTCACGCAGCTCTTGTTTCAGGCGCAACACTAGATGGAACAACAGTAACAACATATCCAACAGCAACAGAATTGCTAGGAATTATTTCTCGCGGTGCTGCTTCTGTATATTCTGCAACAGCAGGATTGCCAAATCCTTTCGCTCGCAACCTCATTGCTAACACTTCACAATGGTCAAACTTGATGTCATTGAATGACACAGGTCGCCCAATCTACAACGAAGTAACAAACCCAATGAACCAGCCTGGAGTTTCAACACCTACAGCTCTACGCGGTCGCGTTGCTGGTCTTGATCTATATGTAACAGCAAATGTCGCTTCTACATCAGACACAGATAAGGATGGATCACTTCTTATCGTGAATCCAGATGCATACACATGGTACGAGTCACCAACATACCGCCTACGCGCTGAATCAACAGCAGCAGGACAGGTAACAATCGGCTACTACGGTTTTGGAGCAATTGCTACTAAGG